AGCGTCTCGTTGAAGTCGGACGCTTGCTTGATCGCGTATCCGAGCGCGGCGGCGGTGCTTGCCCCGATCGCGGCCATTCCAAGCGCGACACCCCTGGCCACGTTTTTCGCGGTCGTTCCAAGACCTTTGAGGTTGCGGCCGATCGCGTTGATGGACTTTGAGGCGGCATCCTTCGCGAGGAACGCGAACGTGATTTGAGCCGATGAACCCGCCATCTATTCCCTCACCTAATCTTTGGGACTTTGATTCCACCCTTCGCCGGGATGCCCGCCTGGATGATAGACGACAGAGAATCATTCCAAATCCGAATGGCCGTGTTGATGTTGCGATCCACCGTGTCGAATACGAACCCGCGCCCAGGGATCGGGTTCACGCGTTGGAACCGCTTTCCGATGGTGAGCACTCCGCCGCTCGTGAAGAACATCGCTTTCGACTTGCGCGGGGTGATCGTGTACGGGACGCGCGACACGCCCGCCGTGACGATCCAACGGTAATAAGCGCCGCGGGTATCGGATCGGGTCTTCCCTGGCTTGATTCCGACGTAGGCCCCTGGGCCGTTTTTCATAACTTTTTGAGCGTGGACGGCGCGACGTAGACGACCCGTCTTTACGGGTGCGGCTTTGCGAACTGGTCCAACCATGGCGCGAGCGGTGGCCAATGATGCGGCGTTGAGTGCTTTATTGATTCGCTTCGGATCAAATCCCGTTTGGATCGACAGGGCGAGTTGGTCCAACTGTTGAATGGACTTCGGATCGATCGTGAAGTCCGAACGCTGGGAAGCCATCTACTTTCTCCGTTCCTTGGGTTGAAGGTCCGACATCAACATCCACGCGCGCATCACCGCGCCGGCATCGGCCGATTCTACCTCCCACGGTGCGATCCCGAACTCTTTCGCGACTAGGTGCATCATCAACAACGGATGAGGCGACACCGAACGACCCAACGCGAGCCTCTGAGCGTCGAGCCTTACCGCGGGGGGAGTGCGGCTACCGCTTCCCCCCACTTGCCGATGAGGATTCCCAACGCTTCCATTGGCGCGTCCAAGATGTCGTCCACCCTGTTCCCGTCGCCGTCCTGGAACTCATGCGAGACAACCAGTTTTCCCAGCGCGAGCATTTGACGTTCGACGTTCCCGGACGATAGTTCGATGAACACGCGGGCGGAGATCCCATCCGCTTTCATCGTGGCCCTGTATCCAGCCCATTCGCCGTCTAGGACGACTTCAACCGTGCGTGCGTTGCTCATTGCGGCCTCCTCCGTTTATGTCCGCCCGATTATGGGAGGGCGGCGATCCCGTTCACGATCACGACTTGGATCACCTTGGACGATACTGGATCGAATGCAAGCGTTCCCGTGATGGCCATTGTCGTTAGGCCATCCTCCGAGCCGGAGATGGGTTGCACGTCCGACACGATGATCGAGGCGTAGATCGTGGCCGAATAGGTTCCGTCCGTCCACGATAGGCGGACGAACTTCTGTGAGCCAAGCACCCACTCGTCGTTCGCGGCTTTGTTCGACTGGACGGTGAGCGTAAGTTCCCCACCAAATGCGGCCGATTCCGCGTGCGTTGAAAACACGGTCGTCCCCGCGAGGTACGCCTGGCGGGTGATGCCGGTGTTGATGGTGAGTCCAAAGTCGAGCGCGTAGTTGTACGACGTGAAGGTCCCCGTCGCGAGTGCGGTTCCCGTTGCGACGTTCCATAGACGACCCGACAGGAACTTCGACGTTGGAACAACCGTGGCGGCCGCGGCGACGGCCGTCGATGCGGCCACGTCTTGGGCGAATAGGTTCGACGATAGGGCGGTGAGACCCGAACGATCCGCGGTGATCGAGACTTCGGTTGGGAGACAGTAGTTCAAAAGGTAGGCGTTCCCACCGGCGGCCGTGCCACCGAGCGCGTCGAACGAGATGAACGAATATGAGGTCGGGTTGTTGGACGCGGTTCCCGTGGCCCAATCGTATGTCCACGTGTACGGCGCGGCGGTTCCCGCGATTGATGGGGCGGTCGTCATTCCCAACCACACGGACAGTTCGTCGATGGACACGGCGGGAACGGACACGGCGAGTTCTGGCTCCTTGGATACGAGCGTCGATGCCCCCGCGATGATTGGCGTTCGAAGCGCGACGGAACGTTCCTCGCCTAGATCCCACGTCTGGCCGAGTGTGATGAGGCCCGTTGGCTCAACGAGAAACTTGCGGCCGCCGGATGCGAACGACGGCGATGTTCCCGCCGTGGCTTCGGCTTTCCCGACTAGGCCAGAGAAAAGGATATTCCCGCTGTTCGCGACCGCCATCGTTCGTTCTCCTTATGCTGTCGGGGCGATTGCCTCGACCCCGGTGATCTCAATATTAGCCGTCACGGTGATGAATGGAGCGTCTCCATAGTCCGAGTTGTCCGTGGTAGTCGAGGCGACAGACGCTTGGCCCACGCCGTCCGTTCCGTCCAACAATACACCGTCCAAAAGCGAATCCCGCATCCACGCTCGGAGCGCGGCGATTCGTGCATATTGGCGGGCGTATTCCAGGGCGGGGAGGTAGAGGATCGCCTGGACTTGGATCGTGGTGTTCCGACTGGCCGCGCCATAGGTGATCGAATCCGACCCCTCGAACAGAATGATCGCGGGCGTGGCGGGGATCGCTTCCACGGGATAGGCGGACACGAATCGAATCGTCTCGCCGGTGGGTGGGGTTGCGGCGCGGTAGTGCGCGGCGAGCGCGTCGAGGACAACCGCGTCGTTCACATCGCCTCGCGTGCTACGCGATACGGTCGGAGCATCAACTCAACATCGGGGTCGAGTCGCGACAACAGACGGATGATTCCCCCGTCTGGGCTTCCGGCCACGCCGAACGGCACGCTCCGGCGGGAGTGAATGCGAACCGTTTGAAGAAGGCAAGCCTGGGCCACGGCCGCGGGGATGGCCGCCCATCCTCGCGTGCCAATCACCTTCACGCCTTCCGTGATTCCAACGGGGAACGAATGCGATCCGAACGTGGTGATGATGATCCCGGTAGATGGCCACCCAATGAAGTCCTTGTTAGTGTCGAGCCGATAATCAAGCGTTGAAGATAGGACGATAGACGGCGTTCCCGTGTTCCCGTCGTCGATCGTGATTGACGTGATCGCGCTCCAATCGCCGGGGAGTTCCGCGTAGAGCGGATCGGTTGCGGTGAACAGAACAGTTCCCGCGGCCGAATAGAAGAATCGCCCACAATAGTCGTCAATGGTGCGCGACACCGCGCCGATCGCGGATTCAATCTCCGCGGTGTCTGGCGTGATGACGGCCGTTCCCAAGCCAAGCGCATTCTGGACATCGACGGCGGTGGTGTATCCGTTCACGACTGGCACGGGATTCTCCTTGTGTTATTGGGCGCGGTTGCGCTCGCCTATCCTACCGCGTCCGCATTCTACTTCTTGCCCGCCCTCCGCGCGGCGCGGTTCACGGGGACGGATGCGACCGTCGCCGGTTCACGGACAAGCGATTCCACCTTGGCCAGGATCGGAACCCAATGGTTCGCGAATACCCGATCCGTGGTGTACGGGGCGGCGTGGGCGATCGCCTTCGCCTTCTCCGCCGCGGATGCGGCCGCGTCGCCCTTCAACGAATAGGACGATTCGAGCGCGTTGAGGATCTCCTCCGTGTGGGGAACCTTCCAGAACGACCCTTGGAACTCATCCCATTCCAGTTCACCCTCGACAACCCATCCCGATCCGACGAGTTCGGGTTGCGCGGTCCAGTTCGTCGCGATGGCGGGAACGCCGGTGGCTTGGGCTTCCAATACCCCAAGCCCGAACCCTTCTCCACGGGAAGTCGACAACAGAACATCGGCCGAGCGGTATAGATCGCCCATCACGGACGACGCGATGCCCATTCGGAGTTCATATTGGGGAACCAGTCGCACCCGATCAAGCGGTGCTTTGAATCGTTCCAACAAACGTTGGATGTTCACCCCACCCGCCATTCCCAGAACTTCCGTGTGGAGGTAAAGGTACGCGTCGGGATGTCGATTCGCGAACGTGGCCCACGCCAACAACATCTCCGGGAAGCACTTCCGAATGGGCGTGTTCCCCTTGTTGGCGGCGTTGATCATCGTGAGGTGGGCATCCGCCGGGATCGACATCTTCGCCCGCATCGTGGACGCGCCTGGATAGAACACGGATGGGTTGAACGAATGCGGCGCGTAAAACACGCGATCGCGGGAAAGCCCCGAATCTAGGAGCGACTTCTCCCCGAACTTCGACATCGCGAGCGCCCATTTACGCCCAGGGCGATTGAAGAACGCACGCACCTCATCGGGTGGAAGTGGGCCGTGATCCACGGGTGTCCAACACAGAAGCGGCAACTCGTCCCATTGTGGGGCCTTGTACACCCACACGTCGAACAAGGTGATCCCCAAGCCGTTTTTTTCTGGGCCGATCCATTGCGCGATTTGCGCGGGGGTGAGGTCGTTGGAGTAGCCGTCGATCCCTTGCGGCATCACGGGAATCCCGTTCCATTCAATCGTTGAACCACCGAGCCCATAGTTGGCTTGGATGGCCACCTCGTGTCCGGCCACTTTCAACATTGGAACGATCTCCGAAGTCTGGCCGCCGTACCCCGTACCGCACCAAGGAGCGTTTGATGTCCACGCGATTCGCATTCGTCCGTCCTCCAACTATCGCCGCCAAATAGAACGGACCCCCCTGGCGAACCAGAGGGGTCCGTTCATTCCGAGTCTACCCGAAGGCGGATGCGGCCGCTAGATCTTAGGTGTTAGCCGAGACCAGGATGCGACCGGCGTTCGTGTCCGGAAGGTTCGAATCGAAGTGGTACATCGTGCGAATGCCGATCGAGTTCAACTCGAAGTAGCGATCCGCGCTCTGGGCCACTTCAACACCACCCGCCTCGCGGATGTAGAGCGACGGCTCGTGTAGGAGCGCGACGCTCTTGGATGCCGAACCAACGGCGGCCATGTCCACGTTCTCCTTGACGCGGTAGCCCAGAAGGGTCTCCGGCTGTCCGGCGGCAAGCGCCGGCTGGAGGATGAACTGGCCCGTGGTGTCTTGCAACTGGCGGATCTTGGAGATCGCGGTCGTTGAGACGTGCCACACGGTGTTCGGGTTGCGATAGGACGGAGCGAGTGCATAGAGGACGGCGGCCAAGTCCGTGGCCGAGAAGAACGTTGGCGCGACGGCCGCGGTTCCACCCTTGACGGCGGTTGTCGTCTTCGATGCGGCGGTGAGAGCGGTGATGAAGCCCGTTGGCTCCGCCGTTCCCGTGCCAAGCGTACAAGCGGAACCAGCAAGTCGAGCGATCTGTCGCCCGGCCGCGCGGCCCACGTACTCAACCAGGTTGAAGCCCGCGCTATCGACCAACTCGCGCGATGCGAGCGTGAGCGTTGCGGCGTTGAACGCGCCCAACGTGATCGATGAGAACACGGGATCCGCCGCGGCGATCGTTCCACCCTGGCCAACGAAAGCGGCCGCCGGTGCGGTCCCCGCTACTACTGGCACGGTAAGATTGCGGATGTCCGTGGTGCGGATCTTGGACGCGCCTTCATAGACGACGTTCCCTTCAACCAACTGTTCCACCACGAAGTCGGCGAACGATACCGGCGTTGTCGCCGTAGCGGTCGCGAGCGCGCGAAGGTTGAAGTTGGCCGAACGCTTCTCGCCCGAAAGTACGGCGCGAAGAAGGTCCGCATCATTGTCGATCGTCTTCCCGGTGGCGACTTCAACAGTCTCCGCAAGGGCGGCGATCTTCACGGCGCGATCTTCCGACTTCTGGATGTCGTCGATCTTCGCCATCTTTGCATTCATCGACTCGTTGAGGCGGGCATACTGTGCCTCCTCTTCGGCCGACAAATCGCGTGCTTCACCCGCGGCGCGCTCGACGAGAGCCTTGGCGGCCTCGAAGTCTACGCGATACGCGGTGTGGAGCGTGTTGAGAAGAGCCTTGCTCATCATCAAACTCCTTCCCCCAAGCGGGGGCCTACGTTATCCCGCCCGGTGGTGCGCTCCGCGATAGTGCGCGCGCCCTTGCGTTCTGGGGCGTTTATCGTACAGCGCGGCGAGCGAGTGCGATTTGTCGTTCGCGGATTGCGCGTGGTACAGCGCGCGGCGGTACGTCTTCGACAACTGGTTCGACGACTGGTTCGGCCACGGGTGCGACCTCATCAACCGGCGCGGCGACTGGCTCGTCGCCTGGGAACTTGGTCGGAACACCTTCTACATCGCGCGACGATGCGGCGATTGCGGACGCGAGGATGGCGGCGTGATCCTGGGTGGCTTCGCCCGCTAGGAGCGCGGCCACCGCGTCGCGGAGTTCATCCGTGTCCACGCCCGCTTTCGCCGCTAGTCCGCGAACGGAGACGAGGGAGACCGTGCCGGGATAATACGGCGCGAGTCCCGTGAGAGCGGAAACTTCGACGAGTTTCACGTCGCGGAGTTCCCGTACCCCGTCATCGTTCACTTTATTTGCGGCGGTGTTCCAGAAGCCGAACGACATCCCCAGACTGTTCCCCATCGACTTCACGATGGCCGCGAGGTCGCGGTGGAATGAAATCTCTGGATTGAGTTTGATTTTGGCAAGGAGGCCCTTGGCATCCGCGCGAAGCGATAGCGTTCCCGACTTGGTCGTTCCGAGTAGGAGTTTTGGATCGTGATCCTGGTAGGCGCGAACGTCCCACTCCCCGCGATCAACGGCGGACAGGGAACGATTGAACGCGGTGGACTTCACGATCTCTGGGACAGTACCGTCCGCGGACGGCGAATCCCACAAGGCCGCGTAGCCTTCAAACTCCATACCGGTTGCATCAACGGCGCGAAGTTCAACCTTCGCGGTTCGGAACTCAATCCCCATGTTGTCCTCTACGCTACGGGCCGCGCGTTCATCGTCGGCTTTTCGA